ACTATAATGTAGTTCATCCCTCTCTAAATAATTTAAATTTGTTTTTACAATGTTTCCATTTCCATCAGAATAGCAGATATCATGTATTTTATAACCCCTCTTAGGAGCTAACCATTTCATCTTTTTGATACAGTTGTAGCATGGTTTACTCGATTGTATTTTGTTTTTTGATGAAAACCTAGTTATAAGCATATTCACTTCTTTCAATCGTTTTTTATTATTTAATGGTGGTAATTTTTGTATAGCATCATATTCTGCATGAACACCCGGTATTGTACCGTCGCTATCGCCCATTTGATTTACACCAATGCTCAAGATTGTAACCTTTTTCATAGTCGATGTTCCTCGTAAAAGACACGCCACATGATTGTATGTGGCGCAGAAGCATTGTGATACAGAAGCTTGGTCATTCTTGTATAAATCAGTGTCGGTATTTGTAGGCAAACAAAAGCGTGTTATAAACATCTTATCTAATAGAGTATTCATTTTGTTAGTATATATGACGAATATTCTAATTTGTTTCAGATTATATATTTTTTATTTAATATATTTTTAAAAAATAGCAATTAAATGTTTGTGGCCTTTAAATATATAATCAATTAAAGATGCCATCGTTTAAACCAAAAACTAACAAAAAAATAAGGGTCTGTAAAAAATATTCGACAACATTAGACGGTAAACACAATGAGTATCTGAGCGAGTTTAACAAAGATGAGCTGTATACCATTCCTCAATTAAAAGAAGAGAAATACACTTTAAAGTCGCAATTAGAAATGGAAACAGACTTGTCTATTGAACAAATCATGGAAATTAAAGACCGACTTAGAGAAATCGATGAAAATATCAAAGAATTGCGTTCCAAAAAGAACAACTATTTTTTGGATAACTCCAAATTTATTTTTGAATATTTTGAAAACAAAAAAAACATTAACAATACAGAGGAGAACAGCAAATTAACCACGTCTAAAAACCAAATGCTGTTCAATCTGTTTAAAGTGAAACCAGCGACTGATAACAAAGATGCTAGCCAAACAGAAATAAAAAACAAGAACATTGTTCAAAAGTATTTGACTAACATTGATGAGACCTTTTTAGATATGTCCTCTTTTATTCGCACAACCGATATTTGTCAAAATTGCTTTAAGGGTGAGCTGATTCCATTGGAAGATGAGGGTGTTCTTATTTGTAACCTTTGTGCTGTAAATGTGCCATTTTTAATTGAAAATGAGAAGCCAAGTTACAAGGAACCTCCCAAAGAGGTATGTTTTTATGCTTATAAGAAGATTAACCATTTTAAAGAGATTTTGGCGCAGTTTCAAGGCAAGGAAACAACTCAAATTCCAGATGAGGTAATTGACCAGATTCAACAACAAATTAAAAAAGAGCGAATTGGTCTAGAACAACTAACACATCATAAAACGAAGGACATTCTAAAGAAGCTGGGCTTTAATAAATATTATGAACATATCGCATTTATTAAAAATAAATTGGGTATTAAACCACCGGTATTTAGTCCGGAATTGGAAGACACATTGTGTAATCTCTTTATGGAAATTCAAGCACCGTATGCGAAAACATGCCCAGATTATCGCGTTAATTTTTTGAATTATTATTACGTTTTATTTAAATTTTGTGAACTTTTAGAGGAGAATGATTTTTTACACGACATTCCATTGCTGAAAGACCGTGAAAAATTGATAGAACAAGACGAAACATGGAAGAAGATGTGCGTGGAATTGGATTGGGAATTTATTCCGACTGTTTAAGGCATTTATTCCTTTAAGCTACAAACTACTGTGATTCTTTACCGTTAGTTTCACTGGTTGTAAATCCCTTACCGCCTCTTTTGTTATATTTTCTAGATTTCTTGGAATATGTTCTTGTTTTCTTGGAATATGTTCTTGTTTTCTTAGATTTCTTAGATTTTGTTCTTGTTTTCTTTGAATTAGTTCTTGTTTTCTTGGAATTAGTTCTAGATTTCTTGGAATTAGTTCTTGTTTTCTTAAGTTTTTTGCCGCCTTTTTTTTCTGCTGCTAAATCCGCATTTAAATCCATTGGTGTCACGTGTGAATCATCTTCGTTAGTCTGTATACTTCTGGGAGTAGACATCCAACTAAGAGGGGTATACTGTGTTCTCGGTGCTTGAGGAGATAGTGGAACTTCATTTACACCAGTAGGAGATGGTTCATTGCCTCTCAATGCTCCTTCGGATAGTGGTGACATTACTGGCGATTGTGACATAATATATTATAATTGGATTAAAATATATTATTTGTTAGTATATATTGGTACAAGGTGTCAAATATCAAACAATTTTAAAGTCCCATCGGCCAGCCGACAAGCGATGCTCCAATACCAAAACCCGCGCCAGATCGGCTGCTTACACCCATAGCCGGGATATAAGTATCAAGGATAGCAAACGTAGCAGCAGCAGTTAAAGCAAGAAGAGCGATTTCCTCAAGATTCAACGAGCGCTTAGGAATAGCAAACGCAGCAATTGCGACCATTAAGCCTTCAATTAAATACTTGATAATGCGCTTAATGAGTTCTCCGACATTAAACATACCCATCATTATATAAATTAATAAGAAAAAAATAATATTTTAAATATTTGTATAAATTAAAACTTAAAACCAATAGTTTACTAAATGTATAAATGTCAAAGACAGCGTCAAAAAAGGTACCGTTCGAGAGAAAGGAAAGAAAAGATGGAACTGCTAATCCTAAATACGTTGATTTGTTGGAAGTGGATAAGCCTATTGCAGGGCAATCATTTGGTTGCTTTTCGTTTATTTCGCCGGAAAATATTTTGAAGCAGCGAGAAAAGTTTTTCTTCGAGGAATTCCTAAAGAAGTGGGAACTCAATAAGTCCATGGAAAAGTTTCATCAGTTTCTTAACTTCGTTTCATATAAATACAAGCTTCAATTTGAAGAGGTGATGAAGGATTTCGAAGAGTTTGTAAAGGAGGAACGTGAAGCAATCATTAGTTCATCCATTGAGGACGACTATAAGAGTTTTTTGGATAAGGAGGAGGAGGACTTGGAGAAGAAGTTCAATGTAAAGTACAACTTCCAAACCTCGGTTCGCGGCTTCAAGGCTCGTGGTAACTTTGCTTCACAAGAAGAGGCTGAGTTGCGAGCACGTTTATTGCGCGAAATGGACCCCAGTTTTGATGTGTTTGTTGGTCCAGTGGGTACGTGGCTGCCTTGGGAACCCGAAGCTTACAAAACGGGTCGCGTGGAATACTTGGAGGAGGAGTTAAATCAATTGACACAAGAAAAGAAGAAGAACGAATCGGCTGCGAAGAGTGCGTTTGAAGCTCGTGTAAAGGAGACAAAGCAGAAAGCAATTGAACAGAATCGAAAGAACGCTGAAACATATGGTAACGTAATTACTCAAGATATTGACTCAGAAGGTAATCTGGTTGGTGTTGGACATAACACTACTGAGAGCACTTTCAGTAATAAGGAATCCGACGCAATTTCGGTTGCGGATATTCGTAACGAGCTTTTCGAAGGTGAGAATATTGTTATCGGGAAGACGGACAATGGTCGTTCCCAATTGAAGTCCGGGCCTTTCGCGGTAAGTAAGTAATTTTATAAATAGGTAAATATCTATTAGATTTATGATAAATTATAATATAACAAAATTATATTATAATCGCTAGTAACTTGTTGTTATTTGACGCTGATGGTTTGCTATTGCTGAATATTTACTACATTGATACACGCGTGTAACAAATAATTAAGGCCTTCTATAATGCTTCATTGGTATTAACGCAGCATCATTGTCGCCATTTTTTGTCGCATCGATATAAGAATATGTTATCTTGCTTGTTTTTACTATTGATTGTACTGGTGGTTGTACTGGTGGTATTGGTAGTACTGTTCTAGTAATCGTCGACTTATAATGATACAGTGAAATGATTTGGTTCACCAATTCACTGCGCTGAATATCTGATTTGTCTAAATTTATTAGCGCAATGTTTTTCGTTAGTGTATTATTTGTTAGTATATTATCCATTGTTCTGTATTTTTGAATGAAATCCTTGAGTCCATTGTGCTCCAACTTGTCGCTCTGTTCCAAATCACCAGTGACTACCATGCGACTATTTATACCTATTCTTGTAAGCAACATATACATCTGATTGGGACTACTGTTTTGCATTTCGTCGGCAATAATAAACGCATGTTTAAAGGTTCTGCCACGCATAAATCCTAGAGGGGAAATCTCTATCTGCCCATTTAAAACCATGTTGGCCACTTGTGCTTTCGAATAATATTCTTCGAAAATATCGAAAATGGGTCTCGTCCACGGGTCCATCTTCTTTGCTAAGGTTCCGGGCAAGAACCCAATATCTTCTTCCACGGGAACAACGGGTCTTGTTATAATAATTTTATCTATTTTTCCCTCTTTAAAATAATTGATAGCGGCATTACATGCGAGTAATGTCTTACCGGTTCCAGCGGGTCCAACCACAACAGTAATACTGTCATTTTTGTTAGTTAATGCGTTTACATAGGCCTTTTGATTAGCAGTTTTGGGTGTATACATTAATTGTAAACCCAATTTAGACTCTTGTTTCATAAACAAGTTCATTCTGGTAGTATGCGCTCTGCGAAAAGGCGTATAAGCAAACGTTCTGGAACCTAACAAAAATGCGACAGTTAAATACTGAATGAACTTCATATTGTGTAGTATATGAAGTTAATTTTAAATAGTAGTTTTTTATATTAATTATTGTATATTATTATGAAAAATAAGCAGAATCTTTTATTCATATTTTTTTATTATTTAATCTCTGATTATATATTTGTTTAAATTCTGGTGAGTTATCTATTTGTTTTCCCACCATTGTTAAATCTTTTTCATTCTGTATGTTAGTATTATTAGACACCTTAATTAGTAAATCAACTAGATCTTTTGTAGTGTCGGTGTAATTAGATTTTTGTACAAGCCATATATGTTGTAATATTGGAGATTTAACCCACTGTAAAAAATTTGACAGCCATACATAATTTCCAGTTTCATCAATATTTTGTGTTGACAGAAAATCTTCTATAGATTGAAATATTAAAACAGACAAATAATTTACAGCAGTCCAATCGTCTTCTGCTTGATAACTATTATGATAATATTTCGGTTTTAATATGGCTTTTTGCCAGTCATAATACAAACTATCTATAAATCTAGGACAGTGTTTATGTTGTCTAAGAATTTCTCTATTGACACGTATCCACCCTCTATCTATAACTTTTAATGTTGTATCAGTTGACGATTGATGTAAATTACGTCTAAATACCTCAGCAGTTAAAATAACACCAATCGCTATAAATATACCAACTACAATTTCCAATTTATCCACAAATCTATCAAATGTAGACTTATGTTTTGTAGTCGATGATAAATATATAATACCTAACATAATTAACACAATACAAGCTAAAAAATAATTAAAATAGGTTATTATTACGTTCATTTATATATTATACATAAAAAAATGTAAATTCACTTACTACATTTTTATAAAGAGGCTATCATTTTGGATGGCAACCTTTTCGTAAAAACTGTTGTCTACCATTTACTCTTTTTCACAGCGATTTTGGGTCCTTGACCACGTTTCTTCACATTATTAGGGTCATATTGCTCCTCATCATCATCATCATTGATTTGTTTGGACAATTCCCAGAACTCTTTTGAACCTAATCTGAAGTCGTTATGTGCGTCGGCTTTGTACCAAAACACTTGGTCTTGTAATTTGTTCGATTTAGAATTATTATTAATTACCAAGCACTCGTAATTCTCCGTACACTGATCCATCACTTGACAAAACGACTCTAAGGTGGGAAACATACCCGCATAATTTTCATAAATGCGCTTTCGATTGGCGATATACGGCTCTCTCAAAATAAAAACGTAATCAATGTTAGTTCTCAGTGTTGGCGGTATGCCTAAGGGATATTGCATTGTGATGAGTAACATGACTTTCCAATGTCTACCATTCATGAAAAGAAGACGCATCATTTTATCACGCGCCCACGTGTTATCATACAAACAATCATCTAAAATAACGAATGTCCGAGGGTCAATTGTGCTTCTATTAAATTGCTCCATTTCCTTTTTGATTTGTTTTAACACACCGCGCTGTCGTTTCAATATGTTTTCAATAATAGCCGTATTGTACTCGTTATGAATGAATAGTTTCGGTACCAATTTGCCGTAAAATCCGTTACCTTCTTCGGTACCGGATATAACAGTCCCAATGGGAATATCTTGATGATAATATAAAACATCTCGCACCAAATAAGATTTACCAGTATCACGACGACCAATGAGAACAACAACCGGACCCTTAGATTCATTCGCTTTGAAACTAATACTCTTCATATCAAACTTTTTTAACTCTAAATTCATTAATATATTATACTATATCATAAATTTATTTTATTTATTCTAAACGAATCCATTATCTATGTATCCATTATCTATGAAAATATCTATAAATACATGCTGTATATAAACAAATGAAACAAATGAACACTGGTATTAAAATCCCGATTATTAGAGCTGGTACCATGGTTACAAAATGTGAATACCCAAATATAGTTTGGATTTTTATATTCAATTTTATAATAAACTAACAAATACAAAT